AACTTCGCATAATGTGATTTGGTGATTATGTATCAAAGGGCGCATGTATACTGGATTCCATGCGTCTTTTTTTGCATAATCGCTATTATGCGATGTTATTTTTTCTTTTCTTCGGCTAATCTAGCCCATATTGTTCTTATCTCTACATTTTTTGATTTTAGTGCATTTGATATTGCCATTATTTCTAAAGGTTCAATTTTTAGTGCTTTTGCCAGTCTTAATGCGTTTTTGTCTGATATTCCTCCGCCATTTTTTATTTTTGTCCATGCTTGTCTATCCATATCAATGTATTGCATTGCCTTGAAATAGCTTGGTAAATTGTATTTTTCTTTTAAATCTTCTATGTAATCTACTATCGTTTTCATAATTTAATGTAACTTAATGATTGACATAATTATATGTAACTAGCACAATTGCATGTAACTTATGAATTTACATTGAAGGCAATCCAATGACAACTGACATAGATCAAGACCAACTAAAATATTTACTTTCTCGCATTTCTTCTGATACGGGTTCGTTAACTATTAATTTTGGTTATGGTGACTTTACTTTTGAAGATCAAACCGCGTTAATTCTAAAAAAACAAATAGCCGTACAGCTAAACTTCCTCCTTGAATCTGGTGCGATTGCCAGTCCTCTTTCTTTAGCATCAGATAGCACGACTAAAGAGGGCTACTAACATGATTGATATGCTTGTTTTGCGCTGTCCTATTCGAGATAAAGTAAAAGTCTCTTATAAGCCATCTGGTGAGCCTATCATTTACGACACTACCGAAGATTTACAGCTTGATACCTTGGAAGTGCCTTTAGATTGCTCTATTACGTCCGAGGGTGATACTCACGACTTGCGTCACCCGTGGGAAAAAATCCCAAGTTCTTATTCTTCTTTAGCGTTTAAGGTTTTCGATTTTAGAGACTCTTCGACAATTTCAGATAATAATTTTTATGTCGAGATTAAATGCAGTCCGGCTAAATTGGTGCAGGGTCACAATCTTTTTGGTAGTGATGATTTAAAAAAATGCTCTCTCGATATGTTAGAGATTTTATACATGGCTTACCCGACTTTAACAGGCTATCTAAATCATTCTGACTGGTCAGTGCATCAAGTAGATTTAACTTATCATTCTTGGGCTAACTCGCCCAGTGAAGCGAATCAATTCATTAATGCATTGGCTAATGTCTCTCAAGGTCAAACAAAAGCACGAACTGCCTACAACGGCACTGTCTATTTTGGCAAAAAAAACACCCGAATTAAAAAAATAAAAGTTTATAACAAACATGCAGAAGTTCTAAATTATATAAATTCAATTAAAAATAAGAAAAAACAAGAAGAAGTAAAAAAATTCTTTCCTGATCATTTAATTAAATGGTCTGAGGGGATGATTCGTTGGGAATCGTCTATTAAAACTCGCTGGTTAGAAAGAAGAAATTTACCTATTTTGTTAAAAGATTTAATAAAAGTATTTAATGCAAAAGAACTCTGGACTGAATCAACTAAAGAAATATTTAAAGCCCTAGAAGGTGAAGAAATGCAATTAATAAAAGATGAAGATATTTTAGATAAATTAAAACAATATTTTCCAACAGTTAACGCTAAAAGTGGCTCTATTACTTATGGGGTAGCTAATTCTTGCTATCGAACTTACAGAGCCATTAAAAGTGATGGTTTTATATCAGTTAAACAAACTTCTCCTAGTTCTACTTTTTACCGTCATTTAGATATGCTTCACGACATAGGTTTTTCTAAGGCTTTACTACAGAATTTAAAAGGTGAGGGGCTTCAATGTGAAGTTATCCCGCTTGTTAGATACATCAATGTTGATTTTAATGAACAATTTCCACCACTACAAATAGCCGCTTAATTTAACTTAAATAGAGATAAAAAAATGTATATAGAATTTGAAACTAACGAAACAATAGACAATGATTTTCCAAACAATAAAATTGAGGGGGCTAGATGGTTTACGCGTTCACAGTCTGCTTTGATGTTTAAAGAAGGGTCTAAATATCCCGATAAATTTGAATTAAATTTATCTTTTTCTAGTACTAAAGCGGATCAACAGTCTATTGGTGGTTTTGCCGCTGGTAAGTATGAATTAACCGAAGATGCTTATGGTTTTGATAACAGGCGCAATCCCGTTATTGATTTTACGAAGTTAAGACCTGTTAAAAAAGGTTCTTCGGTCATCTAAATGACTCTTGATTATATTGCAGACCTTATAGTTGTCTGCATCATTCTTTTGATGTTTGGATTGGGTTTTTTATCTGGTTATAGGAGATAGCATGCCTGATTTAGACATCGAAATTTTAGTAAGTTATTCCATTGGTTCGTTTGCGATGGGTTATGGTTTGGGCTTACTTTCCGTGCATCTTAAAAAGCTTTTTGATGCTATTTTGTAATATTTTATGAGTAAATGTAATGTTTAAAAAATTAGTTAATTCTGTTCTTGCTGTTCTTGGTCTTGCTGTTTTTGGCGTGACTTCTGCGTATGCTGCTTTGCCTGCTATTGTTGGTACTACTTTAACAACCGTACAGGCTGACGGTCTTTCTATGATTGATCTAGTTTGGCCTGTTGTTGTGACTATTTTTGGTGGTTTCTTGTTAATTAAAATTTTCAAACGTGCTGCTTCAAATATTTAGTTTTTAGTTAATGAGGGCTATTAAATCTTAATAGCCCTTTTTTTTGATTTTATTTTTAATTGTTTTATTGAGGTGATTTTATGAGTAAGCAATTAAAAGTAATTTTGTTTTTTATAATTTCTTTTTATTCTTCTTTCTCTTTTGCTATGTGGAATGGTTCTTCTGCTCATGTTGCTGGTGTTTGTGGGGGATTACCTACTTTAGTTTCTAATAGTTCCACTGTTCTTTGTGATGCTGCACCATCTCCGTCTTATTGGATTACTTTTGATTCTTTAGCATGTGCAGTTGCAGGTGGTACTTCTGCTAATGAGTATTTTCAATCTAAGCTTGTTAAATTTTGTGATAATCTTCCGCCTCCGCCTCCGCCTAATGATTGTTCTGATACTTCCACGCCTGAAGCTTTAGTTAAAAATATTACTAGTGATGGTATGTTGACTATTAATATTGGTGCTGAACCTAAGCTTTATAAAGATGGTTGTGAATACGAACAAGCTTCTGAAGGAAATCAAGACTCTTGTTATCATTATGAAGGTGATATTTTGTGTTCTTCTTCTTATGTTAAGACTGGTATTAATGATTCTGCTGTTGATGGCGGTATTACTGACGGTTTAACACCTGTTGCTGATTTGCCTAATTTGACGGATCAGCCTGTTGATATTTCGCCTGATCCTGAATTTGATGAGTGTTTTTCACCTGTTGACGGTTCTCAAGTTTGCCGTCCTTATCCTGTTGATCCTATTGATCCCGATGCGCCTGAATCTTGTTGGTTGGTTAATGGTTCTAAAACGTGTTCTTATGGTTTTGAAGATTTTGTAGATGCTGGATATGTTCCCCTTGATGATCCTTTGTTAGAACCTAAAAATTGTATTCGCTCTGATTCAGGAGCTATTTCTTGTATTGAAATTGATCCGGCTAAGTCAGATTTTAAATTAGTTGATGCTTTAGGCAATGAGGTTTTAATCAGTGATAAATTATTAGAAAGTAAATCTATTGAAGTTGTTACCAATCCCGATGGGTCTGTTACTACAATTCAAGATATTAGTGATAATTTAGTAGGCTCTCAAGGTGTTCAGGTTACAAAAGTTGAGGGTGTTGATGGTTCTGTTGAAGAAAGTACTACTTATACGGGTGGTGGTTCTGGTGGTTCTGGTTCTGATAGTTTAAATTTGGGAGGTATAGAAAAAAATACTTTTGATACTGCTCAAGGTATTAAAGCGATAGAAGCTTTTTTAGGTGATAAAAGTGGTGAGGCTGGCTTACCTGAAGCGGGTTTGGGTGGTGATTCTGATGTAACTATTAAAGGGGTTATCGATGGTGTTTTTGATGGTGCAGAAGCTTCTTTGAGTTCTTCTCAGTTTGGTTCTGAAAGCTTTATAGATGTACCTCAATATTTTCAATTTTCGGGGGGGTGTCAGGGATTACAGCTTGATAATTCTTATGTAAGTTATTATTTTGATCCATGCGAGAAGCTTGCCCCAATGCGTACATTTTTGGGTTGGTTTTTATCAATTTTAACTGTTTATAGTATTCTTTTGATTTTTGTTAGGAGTTCTACATAATGCCGATAATTTATGCTTTTATAGCGTGGCTTTCGCCCTTTTTAACTGCGCTTTTTGTTTCTTTTTTTACTTATGCCGCTCAATTTCTTGCGAGAAAATCAGCTTTGTATTTTGCTGCAATGGCTTTATTCGCTGCTTTATTGGCTGCGTTTGTTGTTTTTGTTAATGGTCTTATTTTATCGCTTTTTTATGCTGTCCCTGCTGAGTTATCAACCGCCTTTGGATGGTTTGCGCCTTCTAATGTTTCCGTTTGTGCAAGTGCCTATATATCAATGCAATCAGCTAAATATATTTATGATTTGAATTATAAGTTTTTGTTTAAAGGTCATGCAATGTTAGGAAGTCGTTAAAATGGCGGTCTATTTTGTTACGGGAAAATTGGGATCAGGGAAAACCCTTTGCGCTGTCGGTCGTGCAAAAGAATACTTAGAGCAGGGTAGACCAGTCGCTACAAATTTAGATTTAAAAATGGATAAATTACTTTCTTCTAAATCTAAACAAACCGCGATTAGATTACCTGATAAACCGCGTTTGTCTGATATGGAGTTGTTAGGTTCTGGCTGTGTTGAAGAGGATGAATCTAAATACGGTTTAATTATTCTTGATGAATTAGGGACTTGGTTTAATTCGCGTAATTGGCGAGATAAAGGCCGCCTAGAATTAATTGATTGGTTTTTACATGCCAGAAAGAAACATTGGGATATATTTTTTATCGTTCAATCAATTGATTCGATTGATGGTCAATTAATTAGCTCTTTATGTGAGCATTTAGTAGTATGTAGGCGTTCGGATCGCTTGAAAATTCCCATCATAGGCAGTTTATTAGATTTTATGGGTTTTGCTAAGACTTTGCCTAAAATTCATGTGGCTTCTGTTCACTATGGCTCGAGTGAGTCATCTCCTAAAGTTGATCGCTGGGTTTATCGTGGTAAGAATTTATATAATGCTTATGATACCGCTCAAATCTTTACAGATCAGGAAGAGATTTCTAACACTACGGGTCAAATCGTTGATTCTCGTTCAACTTATACTTTATTGAGTTCTTTTCATACCAATCATGTTCAATATTGTCTGGAATTACAAAACAAAATTAATACGCTTTCAAATAAAAAGCCTCTATCCCTCACGCAACCTGCGGGTGGGGGAGGGATAGAGGCTTCCTCTTTACAACCATTTTTAATGCCTGTTGGATTTTCAATAATATTTTCTTCGTTTGTGTTCTTTATGTTCTTTAACGATTCCGTTGATAATGTGGTTATTAAGGAAGCTAAAGCAGATCTTTTAAATTCTCCTGTTGATGATTCTAAGCCTGTTGCTAGTGTTTTATCTTCTGTTGCTAAAGTTACTTTTTTAGATCGCTTAATCAATGATTACAGGCCGCGCTTGGCTTCTTTGTTGTTGCATGACAATCCTTTTTCAATTTCGGGCATTATTGAGTTTTATAATAATAATCAACTGGTCGAAGTATTCACTATTAAAGAATTACACGGCTTAGGCGTTTCTGTTACCCGAAAAGCTTACGGTGTTGATTTGGTGACTGATTATGATAGTTACCCTGTTACTGCTTGGTATATTCCTAAATCACCCCAGCAACAGCCTAAAAAACAGATTAAAAAATCATCTTCAAAGGTCGCTTTAAATGATTTCATTTGATTGTTTCGCTTGTCCATTCTTCCAACTCTGTGACCGTGATCCAGCTTTGATTTATAAAGCGGCTAGTCTTTAAGAGTTTTCTCTTTACGATCACAAGCTTTTAAATATTCTTAATTTTTAATTTATTTCAATTAAGATATACCAAATTAATTAAGGTATATATTTTTCTTTATTTATTCTAAAAAATCAGGATTGCACAATAAATACTTTTAGGTGTACACGTTAAGGGTAAGACTAAAACCTCTTAAACAGCCTTAAAACTGCCTTAAATCTTGTCAAGCCTTATTTAAGGTGTTCACTTTAATTTGACATTCAACCATTTTAAGTACACACTTTTATTCTTTTATTACATAGGAATATAAGTAATGGCTAAATTAGGTAGACCGATTAAAGAAGATAAAAAAAAGTCGATTCATTTAAAAATACCGCCTTATTTGATTGATTGGCTTGATCGTCAGCCAGAAAGCAGGGCTGTATTAATTGAGGTGGCTTTAAACAGTCATTTTCAAATACCTCCACATTTAAAGCCTGAAATTTTGTAACATTTAATCAAGTCTTGAATTGAAAACGGACGAGCTTATTCCGCATTCTCCCTTACACCTTCGATACTCTCATAAAATAAAACCCTTACCAGTTCGCTTCCTTACATGATCGCTATTACTCAATAGGGCGCATCTTTATTAATTCGACCCTCACAATCTCGCCTGACTGCATAAAATAAGAACAAAACCACTCCACACTAACAAATGCTTTTTTAAAGATTACAGCTTCGTGATTTCGTTTACAGGTAGAACATAAGAAATGAAAGGGTGTTTTTTCTTTTCCAGCGGTCGCGGTTGCCGATTACAAGAATGTGAGAGTCCACATACTATAACCAGTGGACTCTTGTCCCGCTTAGGGAATTTAGCACATATATTTTTCTTTTTTGTTTACAAGTCGTAGTGTTATCGGTATAAGCAAAAAATCGCAATATCGTGTTTTTTCTTTATTTTGGTTTTAATTTTTTAAAATTTCTTTTAAATCATATTCTTACATTCTATTTTTTAGCCTGGTGATGTTGGTGTG